AATGTCTGCTTGAATCGGTAACGGTTTGCTTGTATCCATGTTATTTCTCCTAGTTAGTTATTACTACAACATATATTATACCACAGTTTTAGTGCTTCGTCAACTTTGCTTCTTGTACATCTTCTTCCTTCAGAACTCTAATGGTTCTTTCCAATATCTCGATTGTGTCTTCATTTGTCATGACTGTATATACAACCAAGTAATCATTGTCATCCCCTAGTACAACCAGTGGTTCAATATTTTCAGGGATTCCTTCATACAGTTTCTTCATGGTCGCAGATCGCTATCTTTAATTGCTTGCATGTACATAGCTGCTACCTTGAGTTCACTTGCTACACGAGTCAGGTCTTCCTGAATAGTAGTAAGGTTCTGTCCTTGTCGCAAGAGCACCAGTACTGCTTGTTTAATTTCTTCCATCAATGTGTTTCCTTCCATTGTTTTAAATACTCTAAAGCACTTTCAACTACTTCTAAGTTATCTTTAAACAAGCCAAGACCCCTGTTACAATTATGACAAAGAAGGTCTCGTGTTTGTCCTGTCTCGTGGTCATGATCTACAACAAGTTTCTCAGTATGTCCTTTCTTTCCTATCGTAAACCCAGCAGAACCACAGATCATGCAGCAATTCTTTTGAAGAGTTTTCTTCGCTTCATACTGCTCTTCTGTGATTCCATAGTTTCGTTTATAATAAGCGTTCTTACCCTTGCATTCCTTTGCACAATACATCTGTGAAGGAGCACTAGGTGTGAACTCTTTACTGCAAGTAGGACATGTCTTAATTTTAAAGTAACCGTTAGGGTATTTCATCAGTGCGTCATGCTCCAGTTATCACCTATGTGTGCTTCACCTGTTAAAGGACAACGAAGGTCAAAGAATACTCCAGCTTCTTCTATTGCTTCAACACCTAGTCGTCCTGCTTCTTCTGCTCTTGCTTCTTCTACTTCATACTGGATCTCATCGTGGACATTTGCGACCATCTTATAATCGATCTTGGCTCGCCTAAGCTTATCGTTGAGAATTACCAATGCTTGTTTCATCACTATTGCACCAGCACTTTGCAGTAACGTGTTGAGCGCAGAGTGCTCCGAACGAACGAGTAGTTTCCTCCCATCAAGACCAGGTAGTTGTCCTTTTTGAGTATAGATCCTTGCAACTTTTTCTCGTAACGCTTTGAGTTGCGGTGTGTTCTTAAGAAAAGTATCAATGAGTCTTTGTCCCTCTTGTTGTGAACCACCAACAATTTTCCCGATTTTGGAAGATCCTGCGCCATAGAGGAAGGCATAGCAAAATGTTTTACTCTGGTTTCTCCTGACTTCGTGCTCATGGTTTTCTTTATCCCTCTTAGTTGTTGCTGGGAAGAAACCCAATGCGAGCGTGTTCGTCCAATGGATATCGCCTGAAACAATTTCCCTTGCATAGCTATCATCCTTCATGTAGTGAGCTAACATTCTTAATTCTAAACCAGAAGCATCAACACCAACTAGCTTCTTACCTTTATCAACAATCCACAAGCTACGACATTCAATTCCGTAAGGGCTTCCACTATTTGGTACTTGTGCCATGTTAGGTGACATGTGCGTCATTCGTCCTGTGACTGCACCATTTGTAATCACCTTACCATGTACTCGACCATCACTGCCTACTGCCTTGAGCCACGATTCTATTTGAGCTACTCTCTTCTGGAGCATTAGATACTCATTGATCGCTTTGGCTTCTGGTATATCTACTCCGTCTAGCGTCCCTTCGTCGACGATCGGCTGCCCTGTTTCGGTGTACCTGCTGGGCTTCCAGCCTTTCTCGATGAGCCTCTCACCGATTTGCTTGCGACTGCCTGGGTTGAAGACTTCGACTTTGGCTTTGAGGGACTTGCCAGTCTTTTCTGAGACTCTTTCAATTGTTTTCGCTGGGAAGATACCCTGAAGTTCATTTTCAATATGAGCCAGCTTATTCTGCAGCGTTGAAAGAAGAGTAATACCTGCCACTTCATCCAACTTAAAACCGTTTCTTTCTTGCTTTGCGATGATTGCTTGGACTTTGTGTTCAAGATCAATACTCCTTTGGTCAAATTTGTTTAACTTCAATTCACTTGTTAAGTGTTCGTATAACTTCTGTGTTACTAGTGTGTCCTGGATACAGTACTCTTCCATCTCAGGAGTCAAGCCTCCATCCCAATCATTGAACTCACCTTTAGGGAAACCTAATCGCTTACCCCATGCATCTAGACTATGCCCTCCCTCTAGACTTGGACTTAGTAGACGACTTAACACGAGCGTATCGCACACTTGGCTCGGCATTATCGAAGTCTTCCATGTCTCTCTCAGAACTGGAGCGTCGAAGCAGATTCCGTTGTGCATGATAATCAAATCGCAGCTGTCCAAATACTTTTGTAATCCGCTTGCTTCCTTCCACGATTTCACTTCTCCTGTGTCAATGTTTCTTGTTACTGCTAACCATATCTTGTCGTGCTTACTATTAGTTTCTATGTCTAGAACTATCTTCATCCTTTCCACCACACCTTTCGTTAGCTATTCGTTCCAAGATTTGCTTGTATTTATAAACCTCCATCTCTGCTATGTCTGCTCGTGCCATCTCATGAGAGTGTGCTAAGAATAGTTTATCTCGCTCATCCTGTAGCTGTCGTAACATAGCGACTGCCTTGGATGTGCGCCTTACTATTGTTCCATGATCTTCAGCATATTTAGAACGAAGTTCTAATTCATCAGCTAGTTCTAGTGCATTCATTCTGTTCTTCCATGTTTAACTCTTGGCTCTGCTCTCACTCTCCTTGGGTACTCGTTCTCTAACCAAAAGCAGCGTACTTCATCATGATTAAAGGATACATACCCAACCCATGTAGCATGCTTAGTGACATAGGTAGGACACTTTGTCAAATCTACTGTATGCTCTGCCTTGTGCAATGTATATCCTCCAAGTATCCCAACACAGAACCACAATACAATCTTAATCATTCTTCTTAATTACTGGTTTCTTATTTACTATTGGCTCTTCAATCACAGTAAACTTGTTGTGCTCACCTAGCAGTAACTGTACTTGTATTTCTAGTTTCTGCACCTTAGCTGCTAACTCATTCACTGCATCGATTACTTTTGGTAGTTGAATCAAACTCATATTGTTCCTTAGTTAATTAGCCATGTCACCATGCCTACAAAATAGATTACTACTGCCACTGCCTCCACCAGGAAGAGTGGGATATCTCGCTGCAAGAAACCAGCTAGTGTCCACAATGCAGACCCTACTAGACCGAACACTACATTCGCTGGATAGATATTAAAGCTAGTCAAAGCAATACCTATCAAGCAAAGTATAGTGCCAGCCCACTTCAGTAGAATCATACGCACACCGTAGATGTAGGACACACCGTACACACGACATACTTACCGCCTGATACTACAGTAGTCGTAACACATGCCATACTATTATTATACACTAGAATCAGTGTTGCTGCAAGTAAAATCTTCTTCATTTGTTTTCCTTTCGTGCTTCCATCATTGCATCAGCCATTTGATAGCATTTTTTTGCTGCATCATCAAAATCATCCGTTTCTTTTTCAAGCCATACGTCTCTTACAAAATAATCTATAGCTTTAGCTGCAAAGTAATCACGCAACTCCATGCTTAAAGCGTGTTTGCTAGAAAAGTATGTTGGAAATTCTGTCATAAATTATTCTCCTCTGGTGGTAACTCTGACATACGACCTGTCATCCTATTGTACAACAACCTACATGCTAACCCAGTCAACCCACTGAATCGATTCTTAAGGATACGAACATAAGTAGTATTCCTCTCCATCGCATCAGCATGCTGTCCATTACGCTCTAAACCAATCACCATGTCACTGAGCTGAGCGATTGCACCTGACCCCCTTAGCTGTGCCAATGAAGTCGCTGCGCCCTCCTCATGCCCCTTAGATTCAGGACGCTTAAGGTGAGACACCACAAACAAACTAATGCCTGTCTCCTGCACCAGCATGCGAAGCTTAGTCATGATCTCATCGATTGCCTTGCGCTCGTCTCCCGACTCCTGAGCACTTACGATAATACTAACATGATCAACGAAAACATATTTACAATCCAGCCCCCTAGCCATAAACCGCACACGATTGACAATGTTATCAACGGAAGTGCTACCAAAATGATCAAACAAATATAGCCTATCCGTACCAAGTGTTCTATTAAACGCATCTTTTATATCCTCATCTGTTGCCTCACAATCGGGTAAGTGCAAGGGTTTGTTTGCTGCCAATGCCATCAATGATTTAGCTGTCTTCTTAACGGACTCCTCCAAGAACATCAGACCAATGTTATCTTCTGTTTTACTCAGGATCTGCCACACAATCTCCCGTAAGAACTGAGACTTACCTAGTCCTGATCCTGCAGTCACCGTCACCAGCTCACCTAGCCTGATACCGTAGGTCAGGTCATTAATCCCTTCGTAGGGATACATAACCTCTGCCTTCTCCTCAGCCTGATTGACTAGATCCCACAGCGTAGAGCCTGAGACAATCCCATCAGGTACATACTTCTCAGCGTTCCACCATGTATCAACGAACTCCTTCGTCTTACTGGTAGACAAGTAGTCGCATGCATCCTTGAGATCCTTGGTAGGGTACTTGAATATGTGCGCCTTAGCACCAAACAATTCCGCTACCTGGTTTGCTGCTTGGATTCCTGGATCATCATTGTCAAAGCAGATTACAATCTTCTCAAAGCTATCAAGATACTCGTAGCTGGCACGACAATCCTTGAGTGCTGCTGACGCACCGTTACGAACAGACACCACTGGAAACCGAGACCCAGTTAGCTGATAGACTGCTAGTGCATCAAACTCACCCTCAGTAATCGTGATAGCCCTGCCTCCAGGAGTGAACTTGCTCTGACCGAACATAGTCGCACTCTTCCAGTCACCCTGTACACTGAACTGCTTCTCAGTCATCGACCGAGTCTTGGCTGCTACAGTCTTTCCTGCTGCATCGCAATATGGAAAGTAGTAATTCTTACCGTCAGATCCTGCACCAAAGAAGTGCATAGTTGCTTTACTGATACCACGCTCTGCTACATGGACTGCCTCTGTGTTTTTAAATACCTCTAGGACTTGCATAGAGCCTCTCTGTTGAGTTTGTTTATCTAGGTAGATACCTAGCCCTTCCATGTCTTCCATCGTCGCTCTAGGGGCTGCTATACGGGTGTGACACACATGGCAAAACTGGTGACCATCATCGTATAGTGAGTTAGCATCACTAGACCCACAATTATTACATGGGATATGCTTTAAAAAGTTAGACTCTACACTACCCACGGCATCTCCTCTTGGCTTTCCTGCCTCTTCATCCGCAAGTGATAGCATGCATAGATATCATCCATCACCTTATCGACACCATACAATTGGATAAAGTCTACTGCATCCTGGATCATGAAGTGGTAGACCATCTCTTCATCGTGTTTATTACAGCTCATGTTGTTTACCTTATTAATTAACTACTTAGATACTTATATAAAATACAATAATATATAAATCTACTTAAGACTACTTAGTATAACTCTATAGATAGTATACCACAAACTTATCTCTTTGTCTACCTTTTTAATAACTTTCTTCATCGTAGTCCCCTTCTTCGTATTCATCGTCTTCATTACCGTCATACAGGTCATATCGTACTTCGCTTAGTAGGTCATCACTGATAGT